ACTCCGAAGAGCAAGCTCGCTTCAACTGAGAGTCTAATGACTTTGATACAGCTTATCTCCCAAAGCCAGCAACTCCAAGCTTCTTATGGAGGCTCCTTGCCTGGGATGGTAGCCCACCTAGCTCAGTTAACAGGAATCCGAGGAATGGAAGAATACACGCCATCCCCAGAGCAGGCAGTAGCTAACGTACAGCAGAACGCACAAGCCCAGCAACCCCAGCAGCCACAACAACAGCAACCAGGAGTACTAGCATGAGCCTCGACGATGCAATACCCAATCTAGCATTATCAGAAACAGAAGAGGAATTAGTAAGAGAAATCTTCACTAATCCTCTATTAAGGAAATTCCTTCGCATCATGGCACTTAACGATGCAAAGGAATTACTATCCCTATCAGTTATTGGTAATGATAAGGATACACTGGCGCAAGCCCACGCAGTAGTGCAAGGAAAGCTTCAAGTAGTATCTACGCTTCTATCCATAGAAGCACCTCAATCCCAGCAACCTAACTAAGGAGCATTACCATGAGTATATTTACTGATATGTTTAAAACCTCCACCCCGACTACTGGTACAGCACCCACTGTCCAAGAGGAGAAGAAATTAGGAGAATCCCCAGCTACTGCGGATGCCAGTGGTAAGATTCCCGAGGTCAGCGGAACTCCAGTCAATCCCCTTGACGCCTATTCCAAAATGTTTGAAGATGCAACTAAATCTTCTGCCATCCAAGCTCCCAGCTTCAAGCTAGATCCTAAGATTCTTGGTGAAGTATCTGCTACAATGGACTTCACTAAGGGCGTACAGCCTGACCAAATGGAGAAGGCTCTAGCAGGAGATACAAAAGCTTTACTATCTGTTATTCAATCCGTAGGCCGTAACGCCTACAGTGCTTCCCTAGAGCACGCCACATCCCTCACGGAGACTCATCTTGGTCAACGTGCAGACTATGAGAGTAAGAAGCTAAACACTGGAGTACGAGAACAGCTCACCTCCAATGCTTTATCTAATGCTCCCAACTACGATCACCCTGTTGTAAAAGCAGAGCTGAACCGAGTAGCTAATCAGTTCGCTGCTGCAAATCCAGACTCCTCTCCTCAACAAATTGCTACCGCAGCTCAGAAGTATATTGCAGACTTGAGTGCAGCACTAGCTCCAGCTACGCAATCTTCTAATGCTAATGGCACTAAGGATGGAGAGATGGACTGGAGCAAGTATCTCTCTTAACCCTTATAAAGGAAACATATCATGGCACTACTAAATGGCGTCTTTAATACCAGCATGAACCCTGCTGAGTTGAACACACGGTCTTTCGCAGGTACTCTACTGCGCTTGTTCCCGAATGGCTCAGCTCCTATGTTTGCGCTGTCTTCCCAGTCCGGTAAGTCGAAGGCCAAAGCTTCTACTCACGGATACTTCTCCAAAACCATGACCTTCATTCGCACAACTTCTACTGCGGGTGATTTGGTAGGTGCTACCTCACTGACTGTGGGTTCTACTGTTGGTATGACTGTGGGCATGGTACTACACAACCCTCGCACCCGTGAGAACGTGCTAGTTACTGCTATCACCAATGCTACTGCTGTGGTTGTTGTTCGTGCCTTTGGTCGGGTAGCTGCTGCTGCTATCAATGCAGCGGATGTCCTGATGCAAGTAGGTACTGCCTTTGCTGAGAACAGCGCTCGTCCTACTGCTCGTCAGCTAGCTACTACCTATATCCCCAACTTCACGCAAATCTTCCGTAATGCGTGGGCGTTGTCGGATACTGCACGGGCTTCCCTAGCAGAGCAAGGCTACTCCAATGTTGCAGAATCTCGTAAGGATGCTGCGATGTTCCATGCAGTGGATATCGAGTCTGCTATGATCTGGGGTCAGCCGAAGATGGATACTACTGGCTCTCAGCCTATCCATGCTACGCAGGGTGTTATTGATGCTATGGAACAGTATGCTCCTGGCAATACCAATACCGCAGGCCCGACCACTACCTTTGCTCAGCTTGTATCTTTGCTGGAACCTGCTTTCCAGTTCTCTACTGATATGAGCAATGCTAAGACCCGTACCCTGTTCGGCGACTCGCAGGCTATCAAGGTTATCAATGACGTAGGTCGCGCCTCTGGCCAAGTCTACATCACGCAGAACGAGACTAGCTTTGGTATGAACTTCACCAAGTTCAAGTTCTATAAGGGTGAGGTTAATATCATTGAGCACCCGCTGATGAATGGCCTAGGCCTACAAGGTACTGCACTAGTCCTAGATATGCCGGCTCTTAAACTGGCCTATATGGATGACCGTGATACCAAAGCAGAAGAGTACGGTGCTGGTGGTAAGATTGTAGAGAACGGCACTGATGGTGTGGGTGGTTCTCTTACCACGGAACTAGCAGTAGAGCTGGTTAACCCCTACTCCTGTGCTTTGATCGAAGGTTTGACCGCAGCTGCATAAGCTGCTCGGAGCTAAATCTTTCGGATACTCTGCTGGCCGCTCCTCCAGCCCCCTTTAGTGGGAAAGAGTATCCACCTCTTTTAGGAGAATTACCATGACGCAAGAAGTCCAGCAACCTAAGCCCGCCGTATTCCAGCCTAAGCCAGGGATGTACAAGAACATCCGAGGCCAGAAGATCTTCAATGCCGCAGGCAACCCTCTCAAGACCACTAATGGCTACTTTGTCCCTGTTACCGCAGAAGAGAAAGAGCTGTGTGCCTACTTCGAGAGTATCGGCAATCTACGGTTGGTTAAATAAGTAGGTGATATAAATGAACTTCTCTGAAGTACTAGCTCATGTCCTTAGGATAACTTCCCGCCCAGATAAGGCAGTTGATGCAGCCCTTGCCATAAACAAGGCTGTTTCTTATTGTACTTTCTTAGGGAATTTCCGTGCAGATCTAGTAGAGTCCTCCCTTGCAATTGACCCTACTCTGTATGGAGATACTATTTCCATAGCTCCTCTGACCCGCTTCAGGAAGTTCACTTATGTTAAGCCAACTGCACAGCGCTATTACCTTAACAAAGTACATGAATCTAAGATATTCACCCCCAAGAATAACATCCAGCCTAATAGCTATTATGTAGCTGGAACCTCAATGACCTATGTCCTAGCAGAACTTACAGCAATCCTAGAAGTAGGGTATCTTACCTATCCTACTCCTTTGGATTCTGTTACTAACATGAATCACTGGATGCTAGACCAGATTCCTTACGCCATTATTGACCTAGCTTCTGCTTATGTATTTACAACCATAGGAGATGATGCCTCTGCTCGTAAGTACGAGATTTCTGGCTTAGACCTGTTTAAGGCTCTTCGTAAAGACCTGGCCTTAGAGGATTAAGAAAATGCTTTTTCCTAAGGTTCGTGCTATTTCTCAGAGATATACAACTCCAGAGGAGCTGGCGGGGAAAGAAGATGCCGGAGTAGCTGCCACGCTTATATTGGCGCACGAAGGGCTTACCACATCCATGCTATTAGAGGCTGGGGAAAATATAACTCTTGGTGATCCTTTGTATGTATCAGCCAATAAGTTCTATGTAGCAGACAATATTGCAAACTTTAGGGTAGTCGCTATCGCCACAGCTACGACAGCATTAGGGCTTATCTGCGAAGGTAGAACATTTGGTTCTGTAGTATTGTCTGGTTTATCGGTAGGAACTCCCTATTTTCTGGGGAATTTAGTGATACAGAATACACCTCCTGTTGCAGGGTATGTAGTATGCGTAGGCCAGGCTATTAGATCTGACCTGCTTTTAGTAAATATCGAAGACTCAATCTTACTTTCATAGGAGAATCACCATGGCAGTTCGTAAACCTTTAGTTATTATCAACGGACAACGCCAAGAACTCCCCGCAGGAGACACGCTGTCTGCCGCTGCTTCTGAGGTCGATGTAGTATCCCTCACAGCGGCAGCCACGCTTGTCGCGCTAACCCCTGTCTATGTATCTGCGGCTAATGCCTGTAATAAAGCATCTGCTAGTGCTAGTGCCACGGCACGAATCATAGGCTTTGCACAAGATGCAATTGCTTCTGCTGCTGCTGGCTTCATTCAGACAGATGGTATCCTGTCAGGAACTACTGGTGAGTGGGATGCAGTAGCAGGCACCACGGGGGGTTTGGCAGCTGGTACTGCTTACTTCCTATCTGGCACAGCGGGGCTAATTACAGCCACTGCACCGACTGCATCAGGTAGCTATGTTGTTAAGGTAGGAACCGCAATCTCTACTACAGAACTTGAGATCAGTATCTCCGACTCTACCCTGTTGGCTTAATAATCATGGCTATTCGGAAACCCCTTGTCATAGTAGCAGGACAAAAGCAGGAGCTTCCTGCGGGGGATACAATAGTAGCTGGGGATGCTACTGTCTCTAATGTAATATCCTCCCCAACAACCATTGC